CGGCGTTGTTGGGGTCAGCAAGTCCCTGACCCATGACCCGCTTCGTCCAATCTCCAAACGCCTGCGTCGCACGAACCACGTCGGGGTTAGCCGACACTGGCGGCGGCGGAACGTAGAGGCCGAGGTCTTCAAGGGACTGCTTCAGGGCATCGGACGCCTCGGCAAGCGTCTGGAACCCGCTCATGTTGGGCTGGCTCATCAGGTCGGCCTGACTGACCAGTAGGTCCATCTGCTCAGCCGTCATCAACTGGTCCAACTCAAGGACGGCATCGTCAATCGCCCGCTGTGAACTGTCAATCATGCTCTGGATACCGGTCGTCTGCGCCGTCTCATTGAGCGCGAGGTGGTCCTCGATGTCCTTCATCAAAATCTTGATGTCGGGAACCATGTCGTTGGAGAACCGCGACCCGGCGTAGTGGGTCATCTGCTGGTCAAGGCGCTCCAAGAAATCGGGGAGGTCTTCGTTACTCAGGCCACCGGGTCGCGTCGCCAACCTGCCCGCTGGAGCACCCGGCATCGGTGTGCCACCAACGTGCGTCGCCGGGTCCCACTTGGGGTTGAATGTCACAGACGCAAGCTCCGACAGCGCCTCGTCAGGGCTTGCCGCACCATACTCACTCAGTGACCGCATAGCAGGGGAGTCGAAGAAATCGGCCTTCACTTGCTGGAAGGCCGCTGCCCGTGCCTTGTATGCCGGGTCAGCCGCAGAACGCAGTTCGATATGGGCGGTGATGTCGTGCATCAACTCGTGCCGTAGAATGCCCTCGGGCGTCATGTCAGCGTTGTGCGGCACGCCGATATTCGTAACGCGCTGCGTCAACATGCCGTTTTTCTCGAAGTGCCAAATCTGACGGGTTGACTCATTGGCTGCTGTGCGCTGCGCCTCGACGCTCGCCCAGTCCGCCCCAAAGTGACCTGTCCCCAAGACGACAGCGTGGGACCTGTCACCGCCCACGGCCAGCGCCACCGCCATCGTTTCGGCAGTGATAGTGTCCTGCGGCCCGGCGTACCGAGCGATGTCGTCAATGGTCAAATGCGGGACAGGGAGGCTCGGGAACACCGCCTGCCAACGAGCGACGGTCCCGGCCAACCGGTCCTGCAACACGGGGTCGGCGGCAAGGAAGCTGTCGCTAAACCGCTTCTTGGTTCGCAAGATTGGGGTTCTCTGCCCGGGAATGGTGTACAAGTAGTTCTTGGTGGCATCCTTGAACGCCGCTCGGGCCTGCGTCTCAGCCAGATTGCGCGGCAGTTCGCCGTGCCAGATGTCCGTTGCCGAGTGTGCAAGCTGACCGGTCAACTCCTGCGCCAAACGGTCAGTCATATCGGAGTTCCACATGCTCTCGATGGAGCGCATGTCCATATCGAATACGCTGTTCTGAACGGCGTTGACGAGGTCGGGATGCCACTCACGCAGCAAGGCAGCCTTGGAACTCGGGTCGAGATGGTGACTGAACGTGGCAGCCAACTGATTGATGAGGTCTTCGCGTGTGCCCTTTCCACCAGCCGACGCAAGCGTAGCCAGCCCCCGGTTCGGAACCGTTGTCGCGCCAGAGGGTGAGACGATGTTGAGGAGCTTGGCGGCGTCACCGAGCGAACCGACCGAGCCGTCAATCCCGTCGATGATGACGGGCGAGTAAATCTGGCTCATGTAGTCCACCGGGGTGACCCCGCGCATCTCGGCAGTCCGAGCAATCATGTCTTCAAGTGACATACGCTGTTGGGCAGTCAGGCCAAACTTGGACTCGACCTGCCCCCAGAACCCTTCCCAGTGGAAGTTGAACGCGTTTTCCACACGCTGGATGTAGTCCGGGGATGCCCCATGCAAGCGCAGTGCCTTGGACACATCGTCCAGAGACAACCGCCCCGAGGCGATAGCCTCGCGGATACCAGCCTGCGACACGATTGGATTGCCAACGCCCATGGAGAAGTCCATCAGGCGGGCCATGTTGTCTAGCTCCAGCCTCTTGACCTCTCCAAGATGGGTCGGAGTGTGCCACTCGCCGGGAGCGATGGCTGCCATGAAGTCCTTTTTCCACGCGTTCTGCGGGATGCCGCTCGCATTCTTGAACCGCTCGATAAGGATGTCGTTGCCGAGGTACTTCTCAGCAAGCAGTTGCACGGCGAAGTCATCCTCGTGGACGAGGTGACCGGCCCGTGCACTGGCATCCGTGAGCATCTTGTCGAACTCGCCGGGCTTGGCCGTCTCCCAGATGTCACGGGTCTCCTTGCCGAGTCCTTTCTTGAAGGTTTGCAGCGCGTTGACCCGCTTCGCCCCCTTCGTGTCAGCAAACGTCGCACCGGCAGACTTGAGGCGTCCCATCTTGGACGTTGGGTTACTCATGGCGCGCTCTGTGGCCTTACCGAAGACGGCCTGAGCAGCGTACTCGCCTTGGTCCATGTCGGACATCCGATTGATGGACAACTCCGTCATCCGCTCTAACAGACGCGATGTGTACAAATCCTCGGTAGACATGTTTCCGCCAGCGGCCACGTGCGCTCCGCGCTGGGCGTTGAGCACCCACGGCTCGATACGCTCCTGCATCTGGAACACGGAGTTCAGGCGGAACTTCATCGTCGGGTAGACACTCTCGGCAATCTGCCCGAGGAAGTTCACGCCTGTCGCGTTGCCGACAACGGCCTTCGCCTTGGCGGTAAGCTTCTGAGTCACGCCGATGAGGCGAACGTCACCGTCATAGGCATCGAGCACGAGCGCCAGCATCTCGCGCTGAGTAATCTTCCCCGGCCCGGTGCGCAGTTCGAGCGGAATGGCGTCGCTTGTGTTCTTCCAGATGGTACCGGCAGTGAACCCGCGCGGATGGAAGACGTTGTCCTGAGACTGCATCATCTCCTGAAGGGCGTTCCACACACTGCTACCCTGCTCCTTGGTCATCCCGTGACGCTCGAAGGAGAGCTTGTTGAACTTGACCCGAGCGGCGTCCGTAATCATCGCCCCGGTCACCTTGCCGCGCATGACCCGACTCATCGCTTCGATGTAATCGACCGGCTTGGCGACCGCCTTGGCGACGGACGCGATACCACCGGGGATGGTCTGTCCCAGTACGTTCGTAGGAACGACGCGCGCCGGACGGAAGCCCGCACCCTCTAACCCAACGTGGTCTGTCCAGACATCACCTACGGCATGTAGGGCACCCTCTGTCTTGTCGCTGCGCTGGAGACCCCACAGGAACTCGTCCTCTGGCCGGAAGCCGAGGTTGAATGAACCGTGAAGGTCAGCAGAAAGCTGCTGCCATGCCGGTTCCATCTGCTTGAGTTCGTCGTCCACGACCTGCATCGGCAGAGAGGACATGCGCTTTTTGACGAACGACTCGAACTGGGTGATGGTTCCCCGCACGTCAGTGATGTCAGGCTTGATGTAAAGCAGTTCTGGATAGAGTTGCTGGGCTGCGACAATCTCATCCAGTGCCTTCGCGTCGTCAGCGCCATGCGACCCGATACGCTCTAGGATACCCTCGGCACCCTGCTTCGTGAGAGTCTGCTGGTTGATGAGAACAAGCCGCCGATACTTATTGGACAGGGGCAGGACCGAGTTCTGGGTATCGGCATAGACCTTGAGCAACCGGTTGGTTGCCTTACCGTAGGTAGACTGGTGCAGCAACGACTTCATGTCGGCATTCCAGCCCTCCTTGGTCATCTTCGCCAGCCATTCAGCCTGCGACAGACCTGCGGTGTCGTACATGCTCTCCATGCGCCCGGCAAGATTTAGGTTGTCCTCGGCAGTCCAGAGTTGCTGCCGCCACCGGGACGACTCCTCCGTAATGCGGGTCAGGATGTCTGACTTGTGGTTAGCAAGGAGGCCCGACGTGTCCACGCCTAGCTTGTCCACGCCTAGCTCCTGAACCGCAGACATGCGCAACGCTTCAGCGTCGCCACGGGCAATCATCGTGCCACGGTGAAGACGCGCGACCACGCGGCGCATGACGTTGCCACTGTAGATGCCGAAGTTATCGACAAACTCCTTGCCAACATCGGAGGAGATGCCGTCCATCATGTTGAACACCTTGAGATGGTTCACGTCCCCGGCAGCCTGAGACACCGCCTTCGGGACAGCGTCCGATAGGAGGTCGATGTTGGCGTTCCAGCCGGGCATATGCAGGGGGCCGAGCGCGTGCATCGGGTCAACGATGGTCCGTGCCACCTTGGCGGACTTACCGAGATATGTGCCCTGAGCGCCCGTGTACTTCTCACCAACGAACTTCAGGAACTCCGTGCCGGACTTCGTTTCCTGAACGTACTTGCCGTAGAGGTTGAAGCGGCTGGACGTGCCAGCCTCCTTGGCAACCCATGAGGCCAAACCGGACTCCAGCTTGGCAACCTTGGCCGCGTTATCGACGGCGTCGAGACCCTTTAGCCCGACGCCCGCCTCACGAGCGGCCTGAAGTGTCTTGCCCATCGCTGAGAATGTCTTGGCCGCTGCCGCTCCCTTTACCCCAAGGGCTGCGCCGCCTGAAAGTACGGCGGCGGTCAGGGTAAGGGGGTCAGTGATGACGGACAGAGCGAGTTCGGTTGCCATGTCGTGCGACAAACCGCTAGCGTGGGAAGCTAGGTAGTCGAGCGCCTGCGTCTCAGTCCACGTTCCCTCGGAGACTTTCTTGTAGACGACCTCCTCCGTGGGGTTCATCGCCTTATGGTCACCCTCGATGGCTGTACTGAACTCGCGCTTCCCTTGACCTACGCCCATAATCTCTTGCAGCCGGTTCTGTCCGTCCCCGAACCCTAGTCCGGCACCGGCCAGCAGGCGCTCTGACCCGACCTGCGCCGTGCCGAGCGAGTCGAACAGGAGGCCAAGCGACTCGGCAGCAGAGCCGGGCATCGTCCACTTCCCGCCAAGGAGGCTGGGTGGTGCTTCTGGTGAGTCCTTGTATTCACGGATTGCAGCCGACATGAAGTGCGAGTCAGCCGACAACACGCCGGTTCCGAGGAAGCCGTTGTCTGCCGCCATCAACTTCTGATACTTGGCCTTGAGTTCGCCTTCGGGGATGGCGTCGAACTGCTGCTTCAGAGCAGGGGTGAAGTCTGGTTGATTGGGCAGATTTACACGCTCCAAAGCGCCACCAACAAAGTCGGCGGCGTGACCGGGCACCGTTCCAATCAAACCACCTACGTTGGCGATACCTTCCGAAGCGGCGCGGCCCACGGCACCGATGCCGGGAACGTTGCCCAGTAGCCCGCCATGCTCACCGAACGTATCAGGCTGACTCGTCCCGAAGACGGCGACCTTCAGACCCTCGAACAGGTTAGCCGTCTCGACCTGAGCCTGCTGGGCTGTAGAAACCGGGTTGAGGACGTTGACGCTATAGGTCCCCGGGGTAGAGCCGGACGACGGCTGGTCACTCGTTGGAGTGCTCCCGCCGCCTCCGAACACGCGCCCGGTTGCGCGCTTGCGAAATGCGAATGGGTCATCGGCTGCTGGTTGCCCAGACGGCCCGCCTCCGGCGCTGCCGCCCTTGGCCCAAGTCGAAAAGTCAGCCATTACAGGTTCCGCTGATAGCCGTACGTTGACTTTTCCTTAGACGGGGCACCCGGTGGCGAGTAGGCTGGCGGCTGATATGACGGTGAGTACGACGGAGCAGGCGGTGGAGTAAGCGCGGCATCCGGTTGGTTTAGGGGCTTGTAAACCGATGGCCCATATGTCGGTGCCGGTGCCTTGTAGGGAGCGAGAAGGTCGTCCTGCTGCTTGCCTGTGAGGGTCGGGACTTTGAGAGGGTGTCCGAGAGTAATCGAGTTGGACGGGATAGCCACGTTGCCTTGTGGGAAGTTGTTGGTTCCCGGCGTAGCAGAGCTAGCCAGCGGATACAGCAGGTTGTCCTGATTGCGCAACTGGTCGGTGGACAGCGGGTACTTGACCCCGTCTCCGGTCGGATTAGTCTTTGACTTGTCGAACAGGCCCATGAACCAATCAGACACAGCGTGTGCCGCAAGCTGTTGGGTCAGACCAGCGGCCTGCGCGGTCGAGCGGTCGTAGGCTGCCTTGTCTCCTCCGAGCCAATCGGAAATAGACCCGTCCCTATTGTACTGGGGAGTTTGTCCGGCGCTGGTATGCGCAGCCTTGTCGATAGCGTCGATGAAGGCAGGATTGTCCTTGAGCTTGGTCAACTGCAATCGACCTTCGGGCGACTGCAAAAGGGTAGCCATCGTGAGGCTCTGATTTCCGAAGTCCGTGAATGGGTCAGGGCCAGCGTGCAGCCTGTCGGGGGCTGTACCACGCAGGACGGCCTGCGGGTCCATAACCAACTCACCTTGGTTTCCGAGAGGATTGTCCTTGGTCGGGTTCTTCTTCCCGGTGACAGTCCACCCGGTGTCCTTCAGGTTCTTGGCATCCAAGGCAGGTAGGGCTGAGGGGTCTAGCGTAAGCTCTACCCCGCCCGGCGTTACTGCCGCATGTACCTTGCTCTCGTCCCAAGGGGCATCCTTGGAGAGATACCGCTTTCCATCTGCATTCGTGTACTCGTACGTGTTGTACAACTGTCCGCCGACATTGACGCTGTACATCGTGGCGACAGGGTTTGAGTTGGTCAGCGGAACGGACTTTCCGTTGGCTGCTGTCGCGCTCAGGCTAACGTCCCGACCTGTAACCCAGATTTCCATGAACCCAGCGCCGCCCGGGTTGGGGACCTGCATGGACTTCGGAGCATTCGGTGACGAGTTGATGATAGCGGCCATCGAAGTCGCACCAAATGACATCCCGGCAGGACTCGGTTTGAAGTTGCCGTCCTTGTCGTACGTGCCCTGCGTGTTGTACAACTTGTCTGGGTGACCTATCGGAAGGGCCACGCCATCGACCATTGCCTTGGCAATCGTCTGGTCGCGGACCTGAAGCGCGATGGTGGAAGGCTTGTTCGGGTCAAACGGCTTATTGCCGTCCATCTGGTTGTAGTTGTCGGCCACAGATGTCGCGTTGGGGTTGCCATCAATCTCAGCCTGCATGGAGGCACGCATCGCGTCATTCTCGGCAATGCGGGGGTCCTTGATGTACCCCTCCAACCGCTGGTTCTTGGCAGCGTACGCGTTATTCTTGTCCTGCGGAGTTGACGACGGGTCAAGCATGACCTTGTTGTATTCCTCGACCGCGTGCATGTAGTCGGTCTCAACCGGCCACGACTTGAACTGTGTACCGATGCTCTGAACGTATGTCTTGCTCTTGCGCAACTCATTCGCATCGGTCTGGTGTCCAGTAGAGACCGCCTTGGCAATACGCTCGTCCAGCGAGTGGTTAGCCCCAACGATGACAGAGTTGACGTACTCCGTGGTCAGGTCGCCCTTGAATGTGGGATTGAGGCGCTTGAGTTCAGCGATGAAGTCTACGCCGGTCCATGCCTTACCCGCCGCGTCGTGGAACACAACCCCGGTTGTCGGGTTGTAGGTCGCCCCGGTAGTCAGGTCGCCATCCTTGGTCCCCGGAGTCTTAGCCGTGATGCGACCCAGTAGCTCAATCATCTGCTCAGGGTCGCTGGGGTCAAAGTCCGCAAAGTCCGAGCCACCCTGATTGAACAGGCCCACAGTGTGGAGTGATTGAACTCCCGTATTTGCCATGGTCCGCAGACCATTGATGAGGAACTCCATCCCCGCTTCACCCTTGGTGTGAGCGTTCTCCTGCCACGCCTTGTACGCGTCCTCCTTGGCACGCTCTGTGTTCACGGAGCCGCGCTGCTTGGCGGCGCGCATCCACTGAGCGGCGTCGCGCATTAGGACGCGATAGAACTCGCTGTCCTTCGGGACTTTCTTGGCCCACCCGGAGTAGAACCCGGCGAGTTGCTGATTGGACATCTTGCCCTGCGCGTTGGCTAGGGTGGCCTTGCTCTCATGGATAGAGTAGTCATACTGCATAAATGCGTTGTTGTATGAGTCCCACAGCGGGTCGGACTCGGAGACGTTTGCCAGTCGGTCCTTCCAGTGGGCCAGAACCATCTCGTCGGTCGCCTTTTCGCCCTCGAACAGGCCGCCATTTTTCCATGCGTCCATGAGGTTCTGGTCGCGCTGACTCTCCATCTGCCGGGCGATTGAGACAAGCTCGTTCGTGAGTGACGGCGCGCTCCGGGGCTGCCGACCGAACGTCCCTCGGCGGGCCATTATCGCCTACCGAGAGTCTGCTGAGTCATAATCCGGCCCTTGGCCTTACCGTTCGCCAACATCCCCTGCATCAAGGGCGGCTGGGCCGGAGGTGGCCCGGAAGCGAACGCTCCACCAGCTTCAGGCGGCGCGCCCGGGATGGGCGGCGTCTGTCCCTGCGTGTCCGGCGACTGAGACCCGGTAGTATTGTCGGGAGTCTGCGCCCCGAGAGCCGCACGAAGGTCCTGCTGACCAGATGCGGCCTGACCTGCGGCTTGGTCCTGTGCCCCCTGCGGTGCATTGAGGCCGAGGGCCTGAAGCGCACCCATGAGTTGGGCCATGACCTGCACTCGCTCGGGCCACAAAGTCGCATCCGTGCTCTCCTCCCTGATGAGGTCCTGCTCGGTTTCCGGGTCGTCAACACCGACCGCGTCCATCGCTCGTGCCTGCGACCAGAGCTTGGCCGAGACGAGGTTGGCTGCGCGGGTGGCGGTTTCCATATCGTCGCGTGGGCTGAGGGACGGGTCCGTGATATCGAGCCGACCGCCGCCAGCGTCCATGATGGCCTTGAAGTCCTTGTCCTTGTTGACCCAAATCTTGGTCGCCAGTTCCCACATCTCGCGCCGCCACTTGTACAGCAGCTTGCGCGGCATGGCGAGGCGTGCCTCGTAGTTAGCAATCAGGGCGTTGATGGCCTTTGAACTGGACAATACCTGTGCCGGGGCTAGCCCCAGCAGGAGGTCGTTCAGGCCGGTGACGACTGCCAGTTCTCGGTCGAGCCGGGCGAGGTACTGCTCCAACTGGAACTGCGCGATGAACGGGGTGATGGTTTCAATGCGGTTCCCGGGGCCGGGGCCAACGAGTTCGTTGCGCTTCGGCTTGAGGGAGGCGGGTACGCGGATGGGGGCGTCTGGTCCGATGAGTTGCCAGTAGTCGCCCGCGACGCCGTTCGCAATCATCTGCGAACCAGCGGTGATTTTCTCGTACTTCTCGCGGATAATCTGCTCAGCATCGTGCAGGTCTGACCGACCAGTCGGGACACCCGGGATGAACGAGTTATACAGCGGGACGTAGGGCAGGTCACCCTCGTACTCCGGGTACTCGGTCGGACCCTGAATGATGAGGTTCCCAGCGATGACCGCGTTGCACGTCACCATGTGGTCAAACTTGCCGCCCTTGAACACGGGCTTACGGTACCAGTAGTCCCAGACCTCGACTCGCGCATCGCCCCAGTCGAGCCACGTGCGCGGAGGCATCGGGTCGTTGTTCGGGAACTGCAACTGCGTCGGGATACGCAGGAGCGGCATGTCGCGTCCGTCTGGTGCCTTGACGGAGGTCACGTCTACGCCGTACTCCTCCATGAGGGCGTTCGGCTCGTAGCGCATGACGTAGGCTGCCCACTCAAGCTCGTTGTACTCGTCAGTCTTGTATCCCATGTATAGGTTACGAGGCTGCTCGACAATCTCAACCTCGGGATGGCCCTTCTCGTCCGGCTCGTCGGACTCCTCCCATACAACGCGCCCTGCCGTCCGACCATACAGGCCCTTGACAACGCACACCTTGGAAAACTTCAACTCGAACTCAGTCTCCATCTTCCAAGCGGTGAACGCACGCTCCGTGTGGGATGCGGCAGTCCGCGACTCGGCGGTGTTCTTGGTGGAGAGCATGTTTTCAATCGGCTCGACAGATTGAAGGGAAGCGGGGATGGTGACGTACACGCTCGGCGTATTGACCGACACGTGTGAGCGACCCTTGGTCGTCGCGGAGCGGTCGTCAGGCCACAGGTCGGCCCCGCCATCGGTGAACTTGTCCGCATAGAACAGCTTATCGGCGCGGATGCACCACTGGCGGAAGAACTCGTGTTCTTGCCGCACTGATTGGATACGGGTACCCAACTGGTTTAGGAGTTCCCTCTCCTTCTCGTCAGAAGCGAGGTTCTTACCGCGTTCGAGCGTCAGGTCAGCGTATGAAGTCATGTCAACTCAGGTCAAATGGGACAGATGGCTCACCGTCAACCGGAGCACGGCGCAAAAGGAACACGGCACAGACAAGCGCCATCACGGCGTCCTGCTCAATACCTCGGTCTTCCAGCTTGTAGCCCAACAGTTGTTTCCTCACTGAGAGCCAGATGCCCTCCTTCGGGAGATGCAACCGACCAGAGTCGATGAGTGTGCGTAGGTCGCCTAGCAGCTTACGTTTCTTTTGAACAGTACCACCGAACTCCACGTTGAACAACGATGGAACTTCGTCGTCAAGAGCTTCGCGGAACATCTTACCACCAAACCCCGTCGCGTCGATAGCAGTGTAGCAGCGACTACCTAGTCGTGTCACTTCGTACGCATTGAACGAGTCAGCGGCCAGTGCCACGAGCGTCGCCGTGGACTTCTGCCCCTTCTTCTGCTCCGCGCGTACGCCCACGAGATGGGGGTGGTCAACGTCAGCCGGGTCCGGTACAACCTGAAGCGTGATGGACCACGCACTGTCCTGCGACTTGGCCGGGTCAACCCCTTGAAGGTACGTCTGATACTGTTTGGCCGGTTGGCGCTCAGGCAAGTCCTTGTCGAACACCTGCTCGACGTTCATGGCGTGGAAGTACGCGGCGCGGGCCTGAAGGAAGATGCCCTCGATGTTCTGGTCGATGGTCCGCTGGTCCAGCCCGTCGATGAGGATGTCGAACATCTCTTGCGTCAGACCGTAGCCGACGTTGTCGCGCGTGCTCATGCGCAGCGAGATGTTGTTGACTTTCTTGTCGGGGTTCTGCGGGTCGCCCTCGTACCACCGGTCGGAGAACGACGTGCCCAAGTCCTCGGACGGGGTGGACACCATGATGAGTTGCCCACCGGTACCGAGA